GCGCCCGCCGTCCGCGCCGGCGACTCGGTGCGGATCAACCGCAGCTCGCGCAAGATCGCGGCCAGCATCGGGTCAGTCACCACCCGCTCCCCCGGCTCGAACGTGTACCCGGTGCCCGACAGGCCCACCCCCGAGATCGGCTCGGTGATCGGGCCGCCCCGCCGGTAGCCGACATAGCGTCCGCCCCGGAAAAGCGGCGTGTTATACACGCTGCCGTAAATCGCCCGGATGTACCGGATCGCCGCCGCCGCGTTGTCAACCGGGTTCCATATGTTGCCGTGGCCGGGCAGCGCGTAGGCCCTGAACGTGTCCGGCAGGGTTTGCAGCAGCCCCGACGCGTGCTGGCCCAGCACCGCCACCGGGTTCACCGCATTCGACCGGCCCCCCGACTCGGCGGCCACCAGGCGCAGCAGCCCGGCCAGCCACGACAGCGGCGTGCCCGTCAGTTGCAGCGCCGCGCTCAGCCAGCCCGCGACCGACCCGGGCAGCGCCGCCCCCGGCCCGCCGGCCGCCGCCAGCAGCTTGCGGGTCTGCGCGGCGATGATCGCGTGCGTGCGGGCCAGCACGCTCGCCTCCGTGCGGGCAAAGAACGGCGTCGCGAACCGGGTCAGGTCGGCCGCCGCGCCGACGAGGCCGCCGCCCGCGAACCCCGGAATCCTGCCGCGCAGGTGATCGACCGCGCCCGCGCTCACCATCTCCGAAGGCACCACCAGCTCCCCCGGCTTAGCCAGGATCGGCACGCTGTCCCGGCCCGGCGTCCCGCCCGACACGAACCACCCGGCCGCCGCCGCCCGCACCGGGTACACGGTGACCTGCCCCTTCGGGCCGACGCTGGACACCACCGCTGTCGTGCCCTGGCCGGTCATAGTGACCTTCACGCCGACCGTCTTGCCCTGTAGCGCGTCAAGTTCCCGGTGGGCCTCCCCGATCTTGATCTGCAAGTCCCGGATGTTCGCCTGGATCTGCGGGACGCGGGTCTTGTTCAGGTTCGGGTCGCGGAGCTGGGCCTTGGCGTCGTTCAGCTTGCTGGTCAGGTCCCGGATGTTGCCCTGCAGCGTGACGATCTTCGGCATTTTCGCCAGGTCGGTTTTCCACCCCTCGATCCGCGCGTGCATCGCGTCGAACGTCCGGTCGACGTTGCCCTTCCAGTTGTCCATGTTGCGCTGGGCCTGCCGTACCGAATCGGCCAGGTGGGAGCCGGTCACGAAGTCGATCGCGCGGGCGATCCCGTAGGCGGCGTCGAGGATGTAATGCGCCGTGTTGAAAAACGCGTCGATGATGATCTTCTGCTGGTCAAGGAACAGTTCCGCGAACGTGAGCACCGCCTGCCCGACGACGTTGAACACCTCGGTCATCACGTCGCGGAACGTCTGCGAATGCTTCCACGCCTCCTCGAACCCGATCACCAGCAGCGCCAGCGCCGCGATGATCAGCCCGATCGGCCCGGCCGCCAGGATTCCGCCGAGCAGGTTCTTGAGCCCCGCGAACAGCTTGAACGCGCCGTACAGCGACAGCACCACCGGGATGAACCCGGGGACGTTCTGGATCAGCCACGTCAGCGTGGTCGCGATGTCCCCCAGGACCGCCGCGAGCACCACCGCGCCCCCCGACACCAGCGCGCCCATCGCCCTGGCAAGCTGCGGCAGGATCGGGATAAGCCCGTGGACGATCGCGATGATCAGGTCAGACAGCGGCTTGGACAGCGACAGCAGCGCGTTGGCGAGCACCTGGAAAACGCCGGTGTTCTCCAGCACGACGAACATCTGCCCGAGCGCCGCCGCGAACTGGGTTAGGTAGGGGGCGATCGTCTGGAAAAGCGGCCCGATCCCCTTCAGCGCGGCGGTCAGATCGACCAGCATCGCGGTCGCGATTTCACCGATCACCTTCGCGACGACCGGCAGCACCGGCAGCAGCGGCTCTAGCGCGGCGGCGAACGCGGCGAACGCCGGCGCCAGCGCGACCGCGAACTGTCCAGCGACCTGCGCCAGCACCGGCAGGAGCTGGGCGATGATGTCACCGAGGGTTTTCAGCAGCGACGACGACGCCTTGATCGCCGGCGCGAACGCGGTTAGCATCGCGCCTAGCCCGCCGCCTAGCTGCTCGAACACGTCCGCGAGCGCCCTTACCGCCGGAGCCGCCGCGCGCAGCAGCGAGATCAGCCCCGGCAGCAGCCCGGCCAGCAGCCCGGTGATCGCGTCGATCAGCGGCTTGACCAGCGGCGCGACCGCGCGGAACGCGTCCCCGATCAGCGGCAGCACCGTCACCGCCAGGTTCGTCAGCCCGGACACCAGCGGCTGCACCAGCGTAGCCGCCCCGGAAAACACGGCTTTCAGGCCGGGCAGCAGCGCCGCCATGATCCTCGGCACCTGCGCAAACACCTGCCGCAGCGCCGGGGCCAGCGGGGCGACCCCCTTCTGGAACCCGTCCTGGAATGTCTTGCCGGCCTGCTGCGCCACGGCATACAGCGGCCCCTGCGCCTTCTTGGTGCCGATCAGCGTCTTGCCGCCCAGCAAGATCGCGCCGAGGCCGCCCGCTGCGGTCACGCCCGCGCCCAGCCCCGCGACCAGCGCCGGCACCATCCCGGCGGCCAGCCCGCCGCCCAGCAGGATGCCCGACCCTTTCAGCCCGATCCCCAAGATCCCCGGCCCGGCAGCGCTCAGCAGCTTCCCGGCCGTCGACCTGAACGAGTAGGAGAACTCGGTGCCCGCCCTGGTGCCGGCCGCCTTCGCCTCCGTGCGGACGAACAGCCGCGAGGACATCCGCTTCGGCTGCGCCCCCAAAAGGAACCCCTTGGAGTACTCGGCGCCGCCTTTCTTGCCCGCGCTCTTGGTGTCGACCTGCTTCAGGCTTTTCTCGGCCTCTTTCTTGTCGACCCGCAGGTGCAGGCGCATCCACGCGTCAGCGACGGACGGCATCTAGCCCTCCCCTCCGGCTTTCGTCACGAACCGCAGCACTTCGGTGTGCCTGTCAAGCGGCGCCTCCGGCTCCTCCGCCAGCTTCTCCGCCAGCACGAGCGACGCCGGCCGGTAACCCTTCAGCCCCTTCTGCCCGGTCCCGACCGCGACCGCCGCCAGCAGCGCCAGCATGTCCCGCCGGTCCTCCAGCGCGCCCCACGTCACCTCCGCCGCGTCGCACAGCTCCCGGATGCTCACCCGGTCCGGCGCCGCTGGCTGCCTTTCCGCCTCGCCTGGCTCCGCCGCTGCTGCCGGCTCTGCGGCGCGTCGGCCCACTCCACCTCGCCATCGGGCAGCGAGATGATCTGCAACGTGCGCTCGTCCCTCTCCGTATGCCCAGCCGATGAGCGCGACGGCTGCCGTGTAGGGCGGTCGGTGTTCCGCGCCACCGCGTCCTCCATCGCCTCGTTCAGCGACTGCATGATCTCCGTCAGCGTCTCCGGCTCGGTCTTGTGCTGCCGCAGGTGCGCCCGGAAGCTGGCATACTCCCCCGGCGGCATCATCAGCCGGAAAAACCGGGCGGAAAACGCCGCCCCGGCCGCCGTGTTCAGCTCCGTGTCATCAGCCGCCGCCGCCATCTCCGACCACTCCAGCACCGCGTCCGCGTCAGTGCGCAGCACGCAGGTGAACCGCTGCCCGTCCAGCGTGAACGACCACTCCCGGTCCGGTTCCGCGTCCCCGGCCCGCTGCCTGGAAGTGAACACCCTGGTCATGGCTCACGCCCTCCCCGGCGACACCATGATCGCCTTGAACAGCTTCGCGCCGGTGGCCGGCTTCTCCAGCGTGTACTCCATCGAGATCGTCGCGTTGGTCGCGCCCTTCTGCCGGGTGATCGTGGTGTCCCCGGTCTGGAAGCACTGCCGGAAGATCCACCGCTCCTGGTGGTCCTCGGACTCGAACCCGAGCATCCGCCGCACCTCAGTGCCCAGGTCCGGCGGCTCGAACGACGCGATGCCCGACCCGGCGGTGATCGCGCCGGACGGCGCGTTCGTCGCCCGCATCAGGTTCGTTGCCGTCACCTCAGCCAGCGCGAACGTCACCGTCGACGTGCGCCCGGTGGTCGCGTTCTGGATCGGGTCCAGCTCCTCCGCCACCTCAACCGGCGCAGTCGCCAGCGTGTACTTGAACTCCGACCCGGTGGCCGTGTAGCCCATCGCCTTCCACGCTGCGCTCACCGCCGTCCAGGCGGTCACCAGGTCGGTCGGCTCGGCGGTTCCGAGATCGCTGAGGTACAGGTAGCCCGGCCCGAGGGACAGGGCGGACGGGGTGCCGCGTGCCATTACGTTTCCTTCCCGGCCGGCTTGCCGCCGGTCTTGCTTGTCTTGGCGGCGGGCTCGGCGGGCGGCTCAGGCGGCGGGGCGAACATGTCCGGCACGCGCACCTTGTCCCCCCACCCGTTGGGTTCCACCAGGTCCGGCGTCACCCGGTCCCCGGCGCGGAACGCCGCGACCGGCATCGCCCCCACTTCCGGGTTGCCGATGTACAGGTCTTCGGCCGCCTCGTAAAACGGCGGCTGGGTCTCAGGCATCAGAAACTGCCAAAGTTCATCACGGCCACCTGCACGCCGGTCGATGAGGAGTAGACGACGTGCACCTGCCCGTCGCTGACATCCGCGAACGGATTCGACGGGAACGGCCCGTACACCCGCCGCCCGGTCGCTGACCCCACCACCGGCGCCAGCGCCAGCGGCGCGATGAACGTCCCGGACGGCCCCGCCGAACCGCCGGTCTGAATCACCGTGACCGTGACGGTGCCGGAGTTAGTCGACCGGACGAACAGGAAATTGTCCGGGCTCGGCGGGAACGTGTCACCGGCGCCCGAGGACGCGGTAGACCACACCGCGCTGCTGTCAGAAAAGTCCACCCCCGCGCCCCGGGTGGGGACAGAGACAGGGATTGCCGCCATGTCGATCCTCCTAGCTAGCGGCGGTGAGCAGCAGATCAGTGTCCACCTGGAAACAGAACTGCTCGCCCTCCGGGTTGTTGATGAAAAACGGGCCGACCGTCGTGTCAGCCACCAGGACCGTGACGCCGGTGTCCCCGCACGGCTCCGGCATGCCGGTCAGCGTCTCGAACGCCGCCCGCAGCGCCGACGCCGCCGCCTCCGCCGACTCCTCAGTGCCGGCGAACACCAGGCACTGCATCCGCGCCCGCGCGATCCGCCCGTCCTCCGCGACCGGGCTGCCGACCCCCTCGGAGTTGCGCCACACCACCGTGTACGCGCCGCCCTCCGGGGACCGCTGCTGCCGCAGGTACGCGCCCAGCGCCAGCGGCAGCCCCGGCCCCACCAGGTCCACCGTGCGGGCATTGATCCACGCCCGCACCGCCGCCTCCGCCGGGACGCTCATATCCGTATCTGCTTCCCGTCGACCGACTGCGCGGTGCGCTCGATGAAATGCTGGCCGCGCGTGCCGGGATGGTGCACCACCGGGCCGAACACCTGCCCGGTGGCCCGGTTCCGCAGCGGCCACGGGCCGTGCGACCGGATGATGTGCGGCCGGGTGTCCCGCTCCACGTAGAGGGCGTAGCTGACGTGCGGGCCGATGATGATCGACTCGTCGCTCTGCCGCTCCGCGTAAATCGAGTTCCGCAGCCGCCCCGACACCTGCAGCGGGAAGTCGCCCGCCCGGCGCAGCCTCGGCCGCTCCGGGCCGCCCGGCCTCGCCAGCCCCCGTCCCCGGTACACCTGGCCGCGTGACCGGCCTACCGGGATCGGCTGCGCGTACACCGGGTACACCGGGGAGACCGGGGCGAGGCGCTTCATCGTGTTGACGCACTCCCCGGCCAGCCGGTCCATCGCGGCGCGCACCCGGGGGTCACGCTCGGACAGCATCCGCAGCCCGGTCTCATCCCACTGGACGGTGATGTCAGCCATGGATCGCCTCCGTCCCCGAGCCGGGCGACTTGTCGCCCCACGCCGGCGGGTCCGGGAACGCCCACCACGGGTCGGACGCCGCCACGCCGACATCGGACTCGATCAGCACCTGTTTCAGGGTGACCAGCGCCGCGTCCGCGCGCCGCTGGAGCTGATCGGCCACCCGCACGTCGGCGTCCCGGTTCGGGTAGGCGATCTCGATGTCCGCCGCCGCCTGCCATTCCACCGCGCTGCGCAGCGCCACCTGGATCTCATCCCAGCGCGGATGGGTGACCGGCGGGTCGCCCACATCAGCGAGGATCACCCCCACCGTGTCATCGATGATCGCCTGCGCCTGCGCGTCGGTCGGGGCGGTGCCCGCCGTGAACGTGTTCAGCAGCGTGTCCGACCCCGGCGTCTTGCGGTCGCGGGTGCGGGTGGGCACGTGCCTGGCCACATCGGGCAGGCCCGGCGCCCACGGTTCCCCGGTCACCTACCCTCCCCTGCGGCGCTGCCCGACATTCGGCGGCTTGGGCTCGGCCTTCGCCTCCGGTTCCGCCGGGGGCTCCTCCGGGGGCTCCGCTTTGGGCTCCTCGGCCGGGGGCTCCTCCGGCAGCGGCGGCGCCGCAGGCGGGGCATCGTCGGGGATCTCCGCGATCAGCCCATCCCGCAGGTGGTAGCCGATCCAGTCCTCCGGCGCGTCCTCCGGCACGAACGCGCCCTGCTGCAGGTGCACGAACCTGGTGCCGTCCCTGGTCATCGTCTTGCAGTTGACCAGCGGCGCGATCACCCGGTACCTGGTCATTTGCTCGCCTCCTCGGTACTGGTCAGGTGCCGGTGCCGGTGATCTGGCACATGGCCCCCGGCTCCTGCACGATCGGGACCGTCTTGCGGCGCCCCTGAAGATCCCACGCGTCGTTCTCGTCAAGCCGGATCGACTTGACCTGCACCGCGAGCTGGTCCATCGCGTAACCCGGCGCGGCGTCCATCTCGTCAGCCATCCCGCCGAGCTGGTTGGAATCCAGCACCAGCGGGCCGGTGGTGCCGGTGGTGCCCAGGTTGCCGCCCACCACGATCGACAGCCCGGCCAGCACCTCGATCGTGCCGGTGTACACCGGGCTCTCGGTGGTCTCACGGCGCAGCGCGTTGGTGATGTTGGTGTCCGACATCATGTACGCGTAGGCGTTGTCGGAGACGACCAGCGTGTCCGGCTTGTAGCCGAGGTTCTTGGAGTAGACGACTTTCTTGGCCAGCAGGATGTCCCGCAGCATCTGCGCGGTCCCGGTCGTGGTCCACGCCACCGTCGCGCCCTGCGTGTTGCCGCCGACGTTCGACTGGATGAGCGACATGGTTTGCGAGTCGACCTGCTGGATGATCGAGTTGACGACCTTCCGCAGGCACCGGTCGATCGTCTGCCCCGCGTACACGTTGCGGGCGATCTCCTCATCGGTGACCCGGACCTTCTGGCCCCACTTGGACACCGACGCGATCGCCGCCGTGCCGGTCGGCATGTTCGCGAACGGGTACTCCGCGCCCGCGCCGACAGCTTCAACGGTGCGGTCAGTGACGAACGGTTCCGACAGCTCGTACAGCGCCGCGCCGCCGGAGGTGCGGAACCGCTGGGTGAGAAGCTGGTCGGAGATGAACCGCAGGTCCGTGTAGTCCCGCAGCCGGCGCCTGATCTGCGTCGGGGACTGAAGGAACCGGCTGATAGTTTCGAGGTCACCCGCAAGGGTGGGCGGCGGTGCCGGGTAGGAACCGGGCATCTGTGATCACTCCTAACTGTGATCGGCTGCTCCCGGCGGGCACGGGACGTGCAGTTGTGGGTCGTGGGGGTCCGTCAGAACCCGAGGAACCTGGTGGTCAGCGACGCGGACGTGCTGCCGGTAGTGGACCGGACGATGCTGCCGATCGCGGCCACGGTGGCGCTGGACAGCGCGACGCTGGTGATCCGGCCGGGCGTGGTCGACGCGATCGCCAGGTCACCGTCAACCGGTGTTGAGCCGTTCTCCGCTGGCACCGCGTGCAGGTAGCCGGGCAGCGGGTAGACGCCGACCCGGCCGCCGGACGGCGCGTCCTGCGCCGCGACGCCGATCGGCCGCCTGCCCTGAGTTGAGGACGTTGTGTGAACCACGGTGTCGTCGGTGCCGCCGGACGTCACCAGCAGGCCGCCGGTGATGGCCGCGCCTGCGGTGAGGGTGACAGAGCCGGTGTCCGTGTTCACGGGCATGTAATCAGGCATTTCCCTATCTCCTAGTAGGACATCCACCGGCATTTGGCCGGGTAGGTGGCTGTGGTCAGCGCCACGCCGAGCACTGCCCGCGCGTGACTGAGTTCGGTGTTGATGTCCGCGCCGGCCGGCGAGCCGCCGAGCGCCGGGGGCGCGATGGTGCGGACCCCGCCGGGAACGTCCCCGGCGATGGCCGACCCCACCTGGTCCCCGGCGGTCACCGTGCCGAGCGCAACCGACTCGTGCACCGTGGCGCGGGCGTAATAGGTCACGCGGGCGTTGACCGCCGTGTCCAGCGACGCGAGCCCGACCACCTTCAGCGACGGCACCGCACCCGGCGTCACCGGCACCGGCGCGACCGTGCCGCTGCCGGACACCTCCACCAGGTCCCCGTGCGTCACCTGCGCGGAAGCCGTCGCTGTCACGGCGTCTCCCGGCAGGTACACCGGCTGGTAGTCGGCCGTCACCGGTCAGCTCCCGGTTGCCCCGGGCGGGAACAGCGACCGGTACTCCTCGTCCAGCAGCTCGCCCTCGTCGCCGGCCGCCGAGCCGATGTCCAGCACCGGAACCGTGTTTTTCGGCAGGCTCGCGATCATCTCCCGGGCGCCGTCCGGGTCGGCGTCCCACGCGCGGGCGTACTGCGGCTTGCGGGCGGCGGTGAACTTGCCGTCCTTGACGGCGGCGGCGAGCACCTGGTCCCGCTCGTTGACCCGCTGCCGCTGCTGGTACTGCTCAGCGGCCTTGACCCGGCCGTTCAGCGCCTCCCACTCGCCCCGGTCGATCTCGATGGTCGGGCCGTCCGCCGGGCGCCGCGACGCCGCGACCCGGCCCTTCCGAAGCCCCTCGATCACCAGGTCAGCGGTCGCCTCCTGGTCGTCTTCCAGCCCCAGCATTGCCCGCAGGCTGGCCGTCTGGCCCTCGGTGAACTCCACGTCGGACTCTCCTCTCCTGTTGCCTGCCCCTGCGGTCGCATGGGCATGATCGTGGCGGTTGTCGCCACTGTGGGTATGACTGTGGGCGTGAGTGGCGTCGCCGCCCTGGCTGCCCATCGCCGCGTGATTGTGGGCGTGGGTCAGCGAGCAGGCCGCGTGGTTGCCCGCCGCGTCCACCTCCACCGCCGACGCTGTAGCCGCCTTGCCGCGCGCCTTGGAGGCCAGCTTGTGGAACCGGGCCTTGCCGAACTTCTTGCGGCCGATCCACGCCGCCAGCGCCCCCGGGTCGGATGCGCCTTTCTTGGCTAGCGACGACTTCAGCGCCGCGAACCGGGCGCCGGTGCCCAGCTTCGCCTTTTTGGCCTTCACCGGCTTAGACGCGGCCACTCCGGTCTCCTCGGCCAGCGCCGCCTCCAGGTCCTCCACCGTGACCCCGGCCAGGTCCGGCAGCCCGGCCAGGTCGCCGTCCCACGACGCGTCCAGGCCGTCGCCGTCGATCGTCTCCGGGTCGTGGTCGGCCTCCGGCTCCTCCGGCTCCTGCGGGACCACCGGCTCCCCGCCGCCCACCTCCCGGTAGTCGTGCTCGTCGGCGTCCGCCGCCACGTCCCGGGACTCAGCCGCCGACGCGAACACCATCACCGCCCCGGTCCCCCGCGAGGCGGCCAGGTCCGCGTAACCCGCCAGCTCCGCCGCGTCCCCGAACGTCACCGCGTCCGCCGCGACCGTGAACGGCACCCGGTACAGCTTGCCGTCCCCCGCTGAGACGATGAGCTGCGTCGGGTTCATGTGCAGCTCGGTAATCCACCAGTCGTGCGGCGCCACGCCGGCCGCATAGTAGGCGCGGCGCACATCCTCCTCAGTTACCGCCATGACGGTTCCCTCCTGCGTTTTCGGTTTAGTGCGCCACGACCGCTCCGGCGCGGCGGCAGCGGT